ATGACAGATCGCCAGATCACGCCAGCCGTCGCAGCAGCAGAGTTCGTCCAATCGAAAACGGAGACAACAGCGTCCACGCGCGACAACCTCACAGCTCGACTACAATGGTTCGTCGAGTGGTGTCAGAACGAAGCCATTGAGACGCTTGACGAAATTGACGGGTACACGCTCCAACAGTACACGACGTATCTGAAACACGCCGATGCGCTCGCGCCGGTGACAGTCGAGAACCACGTTGTCACCTTCAGGCAGCTACTGCGCTGGTGCGAGAAGGCCGAGCTCGTCAATGCGGGCCTCTCTGAGAAGGTGATTATCCCAGCAGTGGATCCTGATGATCGCGCTCGCGATAGTATGATCACCCACGAGCGAGCCCAGGCGATTGCAGACTATCTCGCGGAGTTCCACTGGGCCAGTGATCTCCACGTCGTGTTCTGCGTCTTCTACCATACTGGGATGCGAAGATCTGCTGCTCATGGACTCGACGTTGAGGACTGGATGTCCAATGATCAGTATTTCAAGCTCAGGCATCGTTCGGACGAGGGCACACGCTTGAAACTTGGCGACGAAGGCGCTCGGAATGTCTCTATCATCGATAATCGGATCGCGTCTGCGATAGACGGATATATCGAACATCAGCGTCACGACGTCGAGGACGACTATGGGCGGAACCCACTGTTGACGTCCAGACACGGCCGGCTCCACTATACGACGCTCACAGAGAAAGTGTACAAAATCACACGTCCGTGCTTCTATTCAGACATGTGTCCAGTCGAAGGGCGAGAAATTGACACCTGTGATGCAGCCAATTACGCGTCCGAACAATCGAAGTGCCCGGTGAACGTCAGTCCGCATGACTTGCGTCGCAGTTCCATCACGCACTCGCTGAGTGAGGGCATCTCGAAGTCCATCGTTAGTGCTCGCGCCAGCGTATCGCCGGAGGTGCTCGATGCCCACTACGACGCCAGATCCGTAGAGCAACGTCGCCAAAATAGACGGGAACAGCTGGACGCGCTCGACGACGACGAATAGCGTTCCTTTCCAACAGTCGAACGGCGACTGTTGGTGAGGAATCGGGGCCGATCAGATAAACAGCGCGAACGAGTCGTTATCCCCAATGCCGTCTCCGAGCCGGGGCCCCTCTCCAACAAATCGAGTCGCAATCGGTACACTCATAGATATCGCGAGTGAGTTGGTGTTTGTAGTCCTTGCCGGCATCTTGTTCGTACATGCGACAGCACAGCCCACTAGCACATCTAATCCTGGCGAGAATCAGTCCGTGTAATCGTACGAAACCTCAGCACTGATGTTTCGCCCTGAACGGACGGAATCTTCAACAATCTGCCAATCAGGGTTCTGTGGATTCTCAAGTGTTTCAACTGCACGGATGCTGACTAACAAGCTCGAGCCAAAGTTATCGGTCGTCTTCCGAGCAGCGACTGACAGTGCAGCGGGGACGTCGTCGTCCGTGTACGTGCCGGAGACGGGGCCAGGATACGACGAGAGCCGTGTGCCGGTATCTCTACGTCCGTCAGCGATGATGCGGTACTCCATGGGTGTCCGACACGCCACAGTGTACTCGACGACATCAAATGGCGCCGTGTCACCGATACCGGCACAGCCGGCAGTCAACGTGGTGCCAGTCGCGACAACGGACGCACAGAAGTGTCGTCTGTCCATAGTCAACGTATATAGGATTGGGATAATAACGGTTACTCTCATCTTACTCTCACACTCCCCTGCGCAGTAATGCGATTACGCACGCGCTGTCAGAGGGCATTCCAGACTACGATGCGCGCACGCGAGAAGAACGCCGACAGAACAGGCGCGAACATCTTGACGATCTCTGAACGCCCTACCCAACAATCGCCGTTCGACTGTTGGTGAGGAATCGGGGCCGATCAGACGAATAGCGCGAACGAGTCGTCATCCCCGATGGCGTCCCCGAGTCGGTGCTCACGGAGGACACGATCGACGAGCGCACCTCGGACGTCAAGCGTGTACCGGTATTTATTGCCTCCGTGTGGGCCCTGATTATGCTCAGAGACGGCCAGAAAGCCCTTCAGCGATAAGTCGCTCAAGCGTCTGTGAACTGTCCTGTTTGCCTTCTGATCCATGCCTATGGCGTCGCACATGACGGAATAAACCTCGTAGATACGCTTCCGTCGGACGGGCGTCTCCCCGGCCTTCGAGAGCGCGTGGATGGCCCCGAGTATGACGTGTGACTGTGATGGGAGTGCCTCGAGTTCTTCAGCGATCAGCTCGCGCTCGACAGCGTCGAAGGCTTCGCGAACGTGCTCGTCGGTGACGGTTCCTCCGTCCTTGCGTTTGTTCGATCGCTCACCGGCCTTTCGAAGGACATCGAGGGCCTGGCGTGCAGATCCGGTTTCCTGTGCTGCCAGTGCTGCGACGAGTTCGATGACACCGTCGTCGAGCGCGCCGTCGACGAATGCCTCCTCAGCCCGATCAGACAGGATCGTCTGCAACTGCTCGGCGTCGTAAGGCGGGAAATGGATCTCGCGTTCACACAACGTCGATTGGACTCGTGCAGAGAGGTTATCCCGGAACGAAAAGTCGTTCGAGATCCCAATCAAGCCAACGTCGACGTCGTCATTGATGTTCCCGTTCGACTTGGCGCGTGGGATCTGATAGAGGAGATCGTCGTCGGAGCCAAGCGAGTCCACCTCGTCCAGGACGAACACGACGTGTGACTCCGCGACGGAATTCAGTTCGTCCCAGAGCATGTTCAGAACTGCGCGCTGCCCGTGTCCAGACTCCGAGATCTGTTCGTCCGGTTCACGTAACTGGTTGACGAGAGCGACACTCACCCCGTAGCTGCTTGATCCCTTGCAGTTGGCCCAGACGACGCGCAGCTCGACGTCAGTCTCCTCGAGATCCTCCTGTAACTCGTCGAGGATCATTTTCGTCGCTACAGTCTTGCCGACGCCCGTGTCTCCGTACACGAAGACGTTGTTCGGCTGACTTCCCCGGTAAATCGGCCTGAGCGCAGAAATGTAGTCCTCGCGCTGTTCGTCACGAGCGATTAGCTCGTCGGGGACGAAGTCGTCTCTGAGTACGTCGTCATTGGCGAACACGTCTTCAGCCAGACTACTGAACCCGCCCATAATACGGCTTCGGGGTGGGGGATAATAAACTCCCATGTCGAGTGTGTCATCTGTGTCGTCAGTCCGCTCCGTATAAAAAACACCCCCACACCGGTTGGCGAGTGTCTACTGTCGTGAAGACGGGGGTGGGGGATGAGGGGCTCCTCCGATGCGCTCACGCATCGGATCTCATCGTTCCGATGACATCCGCTGGGATACACTCAGTGGATTGTTTGTCCCCCACATATATAAAGATACTGACATACTGCGGTGCGGGGGTGGGGTGGAGGCGAACCGAGCGAACCGCGTGCGACACCACCACGACTGCCACCGCCATCACCCCGCCGTCTGTGGGTTCTCCGACGTCTCGGCGTCCTGTCCGACGCCTCGTCTCCAGTTCCCACCTCCACCGTCTCGATAGATAGACACTCGCCAGCCGGGGTGGGGGTGTCCGATCGGCGTGTGGAAGCGAATCGAGTCAGACGATGTCGTAGGCGCGCTCTCCCGTCGGCTCCGGGAGGTTCTCGAATCCGTCTCGCATCGTGTAGTTCATGTGTGACTGGCCGGGGGCTGGTGACTCCTCCAAGTTCGACTCGTCAAGCAGATCATCACCCCAGGCGAACCCGACGAGTTCGACGGACGTACCGTCGACGTAGGCTGAGAGGAAAACGTCCGCTTCCTCGTGATCATAGCCACGCTTGACGAGCAACCAGGCGTTCTCGTATTTCGAGGCCTTGACGTCTACGCTCACGGCCTCTTCGTCAATTATCAGCGCTGTATCGATTCCGTTGTCACCAGTCGCGCTCACGCTCCGATCGACACGAGCCTCGTCGTAGAGCCTGGCCACGGCGAGCTCGGCTTTGATACCCATCCGGTGGACATCCTCCCCTGAGTCTGAGGTATAATTCGTATCCGTCGTCCGTCCTTGGGTGTACGATCGATTCCTGGCCTCGGCGATTTCGTCGACAGTGTCGAGATCTTCGTCTGTCAGTTCGAGTCGGATCCGGCCGGCGATACGGCCGGGACTACAGGTGAGTCTATCTGCTAAGGCACTCATGCGACGAAAGAACGAGGAAACGAGAGACGGACTACGAGAGAAGGGCAGCTCCGAGCACGCCCCCGAGAAATGCAAGCAGGCCGAGGCTGCCGTCTATCAGGACGACAGCGACAGCGATAGTCAGGATCGTTGCGAACGTCATCGGCCTGAGCGAGATCTCCACGTCAGATCCCCTCCAGGACGCTGAGTTCGAGATCGACACGCTCTGTGACGCGCCACGTATTGGCGGAACCAGCCGACGCGTCCGCCTCCTCGATGAATCCGGCGCGAGAGAGCGAGGCCAGCTTCGAACTCGAGAGCCCTCGATCTGAGGCCGTGAATTCCGTATCCGGCTCCCAGTCGAGCAGCTTGGGTGTGCGCGTGAGAACAGTAGACTGGTACGGTGTGAGACTAGAGACGTCGTCGGACTCGAGCGCATCCAGCAGCGCGGAGCCGACATCAGAGAGCGTCCAGTTGACTACCCGTCCGAAACCGCTATGCGCGTCCTCGATGAGTCCGTGGGACTCAAGACGGAAGATGTCACCACGAGTGAAATCCGGATAGTCGTCGACGTGCTTCAGCTTGAAATTCGAGCCATTGGAAGCGTATTCACGGAGTACCTCTTCGAATTCGGTGGTGACGGCCAGTTGCTCCAGACGCCTCTCAATCTCATCTTCGATCTCAGCAGAACTCATGCGACATCCTATCGCCAGAACGTACCGCTTCTTGCCCCCTCTCACTTGATCTAGTAGTCAACTCGGCACTTAAGAGGGGCTATCAGTCGAACGTCATGTGCGCCTTGTCGAGTGTCCGTCTGCGATAATCACGCCGATCTCGCCACTTCTCACGAGCCCCCAGAGCGCTCGCGTTGAACAGGCGCAGGACACGATCGCGATCTGTTTCTCCACGAATCCGGCACCAGTAAGAGAGCTTCGAGGCCAGCGCGAGATCAGCTTCTGAGTGGCTCTGATAGCCCCCGATCCGGCCCTCCCACAGCGGTTGGAACGAGTCGTCAGCGCTACGTATCTTAGCGAGCAACTTCGCGTCTTCAGTCGTCAGCCCGGACTCCGTCGGCTCGGTGTCGGTATCCGTGATCTCCGACGTGCCCCCGGAATCGGGCTCTGCGTCTCGCTCGTCGAACCAGGCTCGATGGAACGCACGGGCCGTCTCACCGCGTTCCTCGACTGTTTCGGGCGCACAGGCCAGTTTCCGGCCGGTAACGGTGAAGTAGCGTTTCTCGTCGTACATCTCCAGATGTGCGGGAATGTCGGCGTCGATGTCCGTCCGGTTCGCCAGCTCGTCGTCCAGATCGCCGTAGAATAGAAGGTGGAGCCCGTCCCCGCTGACAGAGCGTTCGGCGTACGTATCCATCTCGTTGACGAGCGTGCGCGCGAACTCGCACATTTCCCCGTCAACGATCGCGTCGTCGATGTCGATGCCGGCGAGCGTGCGTCCGTCCGGGAGTTCGCCGAGCGTCAGGCCGACGCCGTCAAGTGAGTCGTCGAAGTCACCGCCACCTTTCGATTCTTTAATCGCTTGCAGAGCCGAGTAGTAGTCCGTGAGGCCGTCACTACCCGCGTCCTTGGTGGGATCGATGTTCTCGATCCGGCCATCCGGACGCGCTGCTTTCGGCACCTTCCGGCGTGTAGAGTCGCCCTCAAGTCGATAGCAGAGCCAGATCGGCTCGTCAAGGAGTGGTGTCGTGTACGCGCCCTCCTCGGGGGCTTGAACCATCTCAGTACTGGGTTCGTCAGGGAAATCGAGCGTGTGACTATACGTCTCGTCACCGTCAGCTGCGTTCTGCATCGTGCTCATAGTCGAATTCGCACCCAAGCGTCGTGCGACATGCGGGGACTGCGGGGGGTGCTACGGGGCTACTCGTTCGACGCCACCGGAGCTTCTCCCGGCGGGAACTCGGCTGTCTCCTGAGTGGCCACAGCATACTCTTCGTCGTGGCGAACCGGGCTGGCCGGCTTCTCGACATCGTCCTCGTCGACGCTCGAACGTGGCACCGGCTCGGACGAGTACGCCGAGTCGATTTCGGCCTCGAGCTCGTCGGCCGATTCGACGTCGTTCAGAAACAGCTGTTCTCGGACTTGAGTACTATCTCGATGTTTCGATTCAGCCCGTCGAAGAGCAGTGACAGATAACTCCTCCATTGCGACAGTCGCCTGCTCCGCGCTCACGACTCAGTACACCACTCCGACTGATAAGGGTTCGCCCGCTCACCTGCCCCCGTTTCTCCCCTGTGTGGTGTCTGTAGTCACCATGGAACTGATAAAGCCCCCCTCCCCCCACACCCCTGTTTGCACGTGCTTTTTTGTAGAGCCCTCGGGAAGTGGCGCTACACCTGAATCCGGGGAAAGTCTCGTAGTTCTAGAACGTCGAACGGTACGTATGGATCTCTTTGAATCTATTTCGCCCAGTATCTCCAAGGATTTCCTCATCGGCTTCCTCCTGGCCCTGTCCCTTAGAAGACGGCGAATCGAGCAGCTCCTCGATCGCATGCTCCCGACGACGAGTGACGAGCCGAGCGACGGTTCAGACGCGAACTGAGCAGCACGTCGGTAGTTACTGGTAGTACCCGTCTGCACCGATCGACGATGCGCGCGCTCGTGTGACTGGCGCTGGCTCGAGCGTCTGCGCTGCACATCGGCGATTACTGATACTACTACCGCTTACCAGTTCTGGCGCGTACTTAAATTAGATTGAAATCTGGAAGCTAAGCTGGGTGGTTTTGACAACATTGGTTGACATGCTCGTCCCGACACAAAACGACACTCAGCGCCGTACACGCCGATCTGACACAGCTGGTGCCGTCCCCAGCCATCGGTGACACCGGACGCAGACGGCGTCCACGCGAACCCACGCCGTCCACAGCACGTGCGGGGCGATGGAACCTGGTTCGGCTCTGTATACGTTCGGTTCGATGCCATCGTCCGCGACGGGCGTTCGATGTCATTGTCCGCGACGGGCGTTCCATCACATGCCCGCGGTTCCCACGAGTAGGGGGGTAGGAACTCAGCGGTAGTTCGGCGCCATGCTCCGCGCAGTCGTCGCGCCAGACTCTCGGCGTCGTTCTTTCCGATTGCCGTCCTCCCAGACGGGCCCGTTCGACTGTCGATAAGGCCACCCGTCACGACGCAGATTCTAGCATACGTATTCTTATCTGAGTATCTGGCCTCCTGGCGAATCGCATGACGGCAGCGGATTGGGGCCGACAGCGTCCCGTCATCCGGGCCGTACCAGCAACATATTCCGCAATAACTGCTCTGGCGAGCTGACAGGTTCGCCGAAATCTGGCCCGGTTCGCGCAGCCGAGCTCGAGCTGACTTCAAGTCGGCAGAAGCGTAAGTTGGGTTCGACTCGTAGGGGTAATCACCGAGGCCTGACTCATTCCTCGGTGCCCAAGCGTCACCTCACTTCTCTCCTGTCCGACGGGGGACGCGATTTTCTCTCCCTCCGTCATCTGCGTTCTCGCTGTCTCTGTCTACGTTCTCTTCTCTGCCTCTCTCTCTCTTTCTCGCCGGCCCTCAGCCGAGCTTGAGGGCCATCTGTCGCACCTCCGCGCGGACGCCCTGACGCTTGCGTGCCGACACGCCTCGCGTGATCTCACCATGGCTGGCTACTTCGAACGCTGCCCGAGCTGCTCTGAATCCGAACGACTGATGCGACGTTCCGGCTGCATCACCTGTGGAGCGTGTGGCTGGAGCGCCTGCGGTTAATTGAACATTCGTAAAATAGTGCCCCCTCACGTCATCCCGACTCTGAGCGACGACGTCTGTCGCCCCGACTCGCCCCGCTGTATCGCCTCGCAACTGCGCCTCAACTGAGCCCAGAGATGCCGATTGAGCGTGGACGCTCTCAGACGCCGTTGACGCGCCTTGAGTTGGCGCCGAGAGTCACCACACTGCCCCCGGTGTCAGAACGCGCTGAGAGCCTCGTGTTGCTCCTCTGAGAGCATTCCCTCCCCTGTGCAGATCCCGCAGAACGAGCATCGCGCCCTGAGCAGCGCTCATCGGCCCCCAGGACGCTGAGAGGTGGGGGGGCCACTTCGTTCTAAACAACATAGTATAGTACTCAGAAAGAACGTAGTAACAGTATATACTGCAGCAGCACCGCAACGGCACCGCTGTTGGCACGAGGTTTGGGGAATGGTGGTACTGTCGGAGAGGACGGGATGTCTCTTTGGCACTACAGGGCCCCTGTCCTCTACAACAGGGGTTCACCACTACCAGACATCGTTCTCTCCAACGGGGTGTCGTCCTCGAAGAAGTGGCCTCGTCCGCAACAACGGCAGATCGCGCGACTACGGAGGGACGTGCCACCAGTCCGGCCCGACGACAGCGTGAGCCACCCTGTTTGATTCGAGCCCGCATTATTTGACAGGCATCAAGTTCTCGCCTACTCCCACGCTCCGCCAGCGCCGTCTGGATCGACGAAGCGTCGGCTCGAAAAAAGAGAGCGATACAGCTCGGCACGAACGAGGACTGCGTTGCGACTGAACTGTGCTGCGTCGGCACTGAACCGTACCGAGCCGGCACCGAACCCACCCATTCGTCGGGGAGGACTCCCGTTCTGGTGGACGCCCCCTGTTCAGGAGAACGGAGCCGTCCTCTCCCACGTCCGCCTGCGGTGGCGGAGGCGGGAGCGGTGCTCCGCGCCTCACACCACCTGTGCGCACAGCTGCGCGGTAGCGGAGGAGTGTGAACTAACGTAGTATGTCATCGACGACGACACCGCTCGAACCGGAACGTCGTTGTTCCAGACTACTACTCTGGGTATACGTACGTCCATTAGGCGCGATCTGAGGGCCCGTGTGCGACTGTAGCGGGGAGGTAGGCCCTCACCTGCGCCCTGGACGCCCCTACACTGACGAGCCTTCGAGCTCGCCCTCGGAGGTGTTGACTCCCACATGATCCTCTCAGAATCCTACTCAGTTCAGATTCCCCATCATGGCTGACTTTCCCGCCTGAAACGGGAGTTTCGGGGAGTCGTCTACCCTTCCGGAGTGCCCGGATAGACGACTTACGCGAAATGGCGCGGATGTGCTTTGGCGACTGCGTCTACTACCCAGTAGAGCCCGCTCATAGGTTACACTTGCCCCCCATCGAGGAAGGCCGGCGTACGACAGGGGGTGCCCCCACGCCTGCCGGCACCGCTCGGGCCAACGCCTCTCGACTCGCGTATATCTAAGTCGGCGACAACGGTGATACTGCTGGAACTCGTTTAGACGTATACGGCACGCGTTCACCGTCCTGTGCTGTCGTCTCATCGTCCGTCGCATGTCCGAATCAACAGAAACTGCAGTCGGCTCCAGCGATCTCGAGATCAATTCGTACGAAGTCCCCGTCGAGATCCGACTCGACGCCTACGACGGCCTCGAGCAGCTTCTGGACGACGTTCGAGCGACGGCAGCGAACACGATTATCCAGCACGTCGACGAGTTCTGGCGCGACGGCGCGGATGCGCACCAACACGTTGAGGGCAAGGTGGAATTCGACGAGGCCCACGTGCAGCGCGAACTCGAACTCGGTGAGGCGGACGTCATCCGGGTGGAGACGGTAACGGAGCTGGGGATCGTGGGGGCCGACGACTGACTGCCGTCGGGCGCACGCACACGAGCCATCGCTGTCCACTCGGTTATCTAGTGGGCGGGCAAAAGTAACGTAGTAGCAGTACGTAACACGATACACGCCGGCTGCTGTCGCTATGTTCGTTCAGTGCGAGCTGTGCCAAAACTTGTTCCGCACGGAACCGGAGCTGGATCGGCACCGTTCTGACGTCCACGATCTCGACGACTGATTCGCGGTTCTTCTTTGCACAATGACTGACTCTGACTCTGAGCCCTCGGAAGGCGGACAGCCCGGCAATAGCAACGCTGAGAAACACGGCATCTTCGCGGATCGACAAAAACTGTACGATCGACTCAGTGCCTACGAGCAGGAACTCGTCGTCGAGCTTGCGACGGATCTGCTCAAACGCTACGACGGTGATGTCGGCGCGTACGAGCGCGAGGCGATTCGCAACGTGGCTGTGGATACCGTCAAACGCTGGCGATACAACGAGCACACGCTGTCGGGCGACATCATGGACGAGACGTCCGAGCGCGCTCGTGAGGCGTACAATCAGCTCGCCAAACGGATGACGCGCGAGCTCGAACAGCTCGGCCTCCTCGAAGACGGGCCCGAAATGACGAAGGCCGAGGCCCAGCAGGACTGGATGGGGCAGCTGTCGGACGCACAGGACGCCGTCGACGACGAGTAGCGATCCACGTCTGCTCGGCCCGACAATTCGCTCACTGCCCACCTGTCGCAATGTCTGCCGAGTCGAGTGGCCACCCGATGGCACCGTACGTCCAGGGCCGAGACAGGTATGTCCGGTTCGCCGAGGATGTCCTGGGTGTCCAGCTCGCCGACGTACAGAAGAAGCTCCTTCGCGCCGTCACGGCAGATCGGTACATCGCCGTGGTGGGCGCGAACGGGGCTGGGAAGTCGTTCACCATCGCCATCCTGAACGTCGCCTTCATCTACACGAACCCAAACTCGATCGGCCTGATGACATCCGGCTCCTACCAGATCCTGGAGGAGACGGTATTCAAGTCGATGCGGAAGCTCCTCGAACGCGCTCGCAGTCGGGGCTACCCCCTGCCTGGGGAGACGAAGATGGCACCGCCACGCCTCGAGTTCGACGATGATCCCGAGCACTACTGGAAGGCGATTTCGGGCCGGTACCCGGAGAACCTGGAGGGACGCCACGCCAGACGATGCCTCACAGTAATAGACGAGTGTGATAAGCCTGACATCAGTGCCCAGCACTTCGATAGTGCGCTGAGTTCCGTCACCGACGATCGCGATCGGTGTATTGCGATCGGGAATCCACCGTACGACGAGAGTAATAGCTTCTACGAGGTGATGGAGAGCGAACGATGGGACGTCCTCCATTTCTCGTCGTTCGAGAGCCACAACGTCCAGCTCGACGCGGGCAAAATAGACGGTGAGCCGATTCCCGGCCTCGTCAACCGCCAACAGGTGATCGACGACTTCGATGCGTGGCATCCGGGCAAATCGTTCCCAGGCGTTGACGAGTGCATCGAGATGATCGATATCGACGCCTCCACGGGAATCCCGTACGTCGACGTTGATGGCTTCGACGATCGCTTCTATCGGCGTCGACTCGGCGTCATTCCCCCCGACGGCTCGCAGCAGGTTCGCCCGTTCCACGTCGGTGACGTCGCATCCGCCGAGAACGCGTGGGAGGCCATCGACGCCGATGCCGACGTCGAGTACGATGCCTACGGCGTCGACGTTGCACGCGGTGGCGGGGATCGCACCGTCATCGTCGGCATTACCGAGGCACGTGTCGATGTCCTCGCAAACGTCGAGTCGCCCGGCGATCATTCGGTGAATAAACGCCTCGTCGAGCGTCACGTCGACGACACGTCTGTCCCGGTGATTATCGACGCGATCGGTGAGGGCTCCGGCATCGCCGATCAGCTGAAACGGACGTACAACGTCACGCGGTTCAAGGCCTCCGAGACGGCCAATCAGCGCGAGAAGTACCATAACAAGCGGACTGAGGCACTCAAGGAATTCGGCAGCTGGCTGGACGGGGGTGCCCTCGAACCACAGTCCGAGCTCGCCACCGAGTGTCGGGCTGCAGCTCGCCACATCGAACTCACTGAGAAGTCGCTCCGTGGAGGCGTCACGTGGACGGCAACGTCGAAGTCGGCACTGAAGCAGTCCGACTCACTCGGCCGATCCCCCGACTTGCTTGACGCAGCAACGCTCGCAGCGTGGGGCCTCCACATCGAACAGGCTGGCGACGAACCCGGCTTCAACTTCTACTCCTACTGATACATGAATCTCCGAGAACGCGCCTCTGAGTTTACCGACGCACTGCTGGGGGACGGCACGCCCGAACCCCGGACTCGTGATCGCGAAGACGTCCCTGGAGGCTACGGCCTCTACCAGGACGCCCGTCAGATCGACACGATCACGCCCGACGAGAACGATCTCGAGAAGTTCTGGGAGCAGTATCAGACGTGTTCGCTCGTCCGCGTCGCAATCCGGATGTACCGGGAGGACGTGACTGAACCCGGCTACCGTGTCCAGACGGACAACGAGTCGCTCACGGCGGAACTCGAGTCGTGGCTCGCCGAGTGTGCGATCATCAACGGTGAGTCGGATCACGATATCAGCGAGCTGTGGGACGCCACCATCACGCAGAAGGAAGTCCGGGGGACAGCCCTCGCGGAAGTCGTTCCACAGGCGTCTAATTCGAATAACATCTGGGGATTCCGGCTGATCAACGTCTCGACGGTGAACGCCTATACGTACGAGAACAAGGCCGTCCTCATTCGCCCTGCGGATGACGAGTTGGACGACGCCGTGCTCACGGACAGTGGGGAAGCAGCTGCGTACGGCCAGTGGGACGACGACGCCATCGCCGGCCCGTTCAACGACACGGACACCGTCCCACTCTCACAGGACGACATCGTCAAGCTCACGCAAGACGGTGACACGGACGACATCTTCGGCACGTCGACGATCGCCCCCGTTTCCAAAGAGATCGACGAGCTGCAGCAGATGCTCCACGACATCTCGCAGGCCATCCACTCGAAGGGCTACCCGCACTGGATCTTCAAGCTGGGCGAGCCCAACGGTGACGTGTCGGATCCGAGAGCAGGCATCTGGCCCGACGAGGAGATGCGGAACTACCGGCAGTCTCACAAGGAGGGCAACTGGAACATTGGGCAGAAGGACTTCGTCCCAGGAGACGTTGACGTCGAGACGATTTCCAGCGACGTCCCGGAGATCGAGGAACTCCTCGACTGGTACGTCGAGCAGATCATCAGCGCGATGCCGGTGCCGAAGTTCAAGATCGGCCACGCTGACTCCGTGAATCGGGATATCACGAAGACGCAGCAGGAACAGTATGAGCACAAGGTGCAGGCCGAGCGTCGGCGTCTCGAGAACACGTACCAGCCCCTCCTGAAGCGCAAGGCGCGCGAGTGGGGATACAGTGGTAGCGACGTGGACTCGATTGCGCTCATGATCGAGGAACCACGCGGGGAGAACCCGCTCGCACGCGACGACTTCGATGCTGGCGAGTTCAAAGCGTTCGCGAATGGCGTCCAGCAGCTCTCCGGTGGCTCCCCCGAAGCCATCGTAACGGCCGACGAGGCCCGTGAGATGCTCGGCCTCCCGACGGGGGATGAACGTGACGCGAGCGACGATGCGGGTGAAGCCAACGCCCAGCTGTCGAAGGCACCGGCCCTCGACGAGGATGACGAGCAGGTGCGCGAACAGTTCGAGCAGCTGTACGGGGAACCGGCCGTCTCCACCGACAGCGAGCTCGCTGACGCACACACGTTCGACGAGGGGGACTACGTACAGGGTGAGTCGTCTGGCGGTGCGTGGTACGGCGTCGTCGTCGACTACAAGCTCGACGGCTGCTTCAACGATCGAATCGATGGCGACGTCGAAATCTGCGCCAACGACGAGGAGGCCGTCTATCTGATTGAGGACGTCTCCGTCGAGACGGGGGAGCCGGCCGGCTCGATGAAGGCGCACCTGGAGGGCAGCGTCGATCCGTGGGCCGGCCCCGAGAACGAGTAACACACCACCCCTCGATTCTGTCGCACACGACTCTTCCCCAACAGTTCCGATGGCACAGGCCAATCCGTTGGCGCGGACGCCCTCGTCGCATCCCACGCCCGCCCGCGGGGGCGGAGGCGGGAGCGGTTCTCCAGCCACCCCTCCACTGTGCCAACTGCGGGAACTGCGATGCCACGAATCCCATGAGTATTGATCCAACCGAGACGACGACACTCCGGAACGAGCACGAGGCCGAGTACTACAAACGCCTCCGCGCCCTGAAGGGCGATCTGCGCTCGGCTATCGCGGAGAACGACGTCCTCTATCTCGGAACGCAGCGCGCTCGCAACGCCGAGCCGAAGCCCCGCGACTACCAGTTCCTCACGGACGAGCGCAAGCGTGAGCGATTCCAGGCGTGGCTCCAGACGCAGATCGAGAACGATATCCTCGTCGTCGAGAACGTCGAGGGGGCCCGTAGCGGTTCCCACTTCTCCGCGCAGTACCTCCGGAAAGCGTATGCCAAGGGTGTCCGAGACGCCAACCGGAATCTGCGCGCACAGGGGTACGACATCGACACCCAGACGATGCAGGACGTATTCAACCAGCGCGTCCACCAGGAGGCCGTCGAGCAGCTCTACGTTCGGGCCTACGAGAACCTGGCAGACATTACGGCCGACATGAGCGACGAGATCGGTGAGGAGCTCGCCGACGCCTTCACGCAAGGCTGGAACCCCCGGACGGCAGCCTCGAACATCAACGATCGTGTCGACACGATCGGCATCACTCGTTCTCGCCTCCTCGCTCGGACGGAGATCATCCACGCCCACGCTGAGGGCACGCTCGATCGGCTCGAGTCCGAGGGCTTCGAAACAGTGACGCCCGACGTGGAGTTCCAGACAGCCGGCGATACGCGTGTCTGCCCGATCTGTCGAAGTCTCGACGGGAACGTCTACACTATTCAGGAGGCACGAGGGATCGTGCCCCGTCACCCCTCGTGCAGGTGCGCGCTCATCCCCCGTCCGGACGCGAACCGCTGACTGCCCTCGTTCTGTCGCACTGCAACGTAGTTGACGGCCCACGTTCTCCCCTCATACCCCACCCTTCATGCCTGCTATCTGGACTAACGCCGACGACAGCGTCAAGCGCATCTACTACGACGAGACGGATCTCTCCAACGAGCGACTCGACAGTGCAATAGTTGTCGACTCGATCCCTGACGCCAACGAAGCTGACGACGAGACGTCGACGCTGTATTACACCGACACAGACGGCTTCTACTACGAGTACACACAATACCCGACGCGTCTCAAGCTCCCTGGCAACGAGGGAACGCGCCTCGTCGATGCTGTCGAGTCTAGTGATCTCCAGACGGTGCTTGACGTGATCGAGACGGTGAGTCGTCGATGAGCAATCTGTTCTCTGTAACTGACAAGCTCCTCAAGCACAATCCTGTTGACGGAGGTGTCGTCAACTCATACCTACCCAGCGATGTCGATCAAGTCAATGGCATTGAGCTCAACGGATCTGACGGAAATATTTTCGTCGAGATCTATGACGGATCGAGTCACGGGCTCAGGTACGTTTCACAGGAGACACTGAGTGAGCAGTGGGCCCTGACGCTGTCTGGTTTCAGGCGTCCTGATATCTTCGACAACGGTGATCTCATGGCGTACGATGGTTCCGCTACTGTCGAACGTCGGGACACTGCAGATGGGAGTGTCATCGCAACGTACGACACTGAGGTTTCGGTGACATCAGGACGTAAAGTCGATCCTGCGAGCGACGGTGGGTGGTTTGTCAGCGGTGGGACGAGTGGCAACGACAAGGTAGCGAAGTTCGATAGCACCGGAACGGAAGTCTGGGCTGTGGAGCACCCGGCTGGAAAACGGATTACAGGACTCACTGCTGGCCCGAATGGTGGTGCAATTATTGGGGCAGATGAGAGCGTTGTCAGGTTGGACAGCACGGGCAGTGTCCTCTGGAATACGACGCTAGATTTCATCGAGACAGACTTGCTGAAAATCGATGACTCAGGGCACGTTATGAGCGCAGACGGTTCTCGAGGTGACACCCATCAGCTTGCCCTGAGTGACGGTACCCTTATTTTCGCTGGTGATGAACCGGATGGCGATCGCATCGGCGAAGTAGGCGTTGAAAAACAGAGCGAGTCCTATTCGGCTGCGAATACTGGACTCACTCGATACGACGACACCGGCAGCGTTGTGTATCAGGTTCAGTCGAGCACAGAGTTTAGATACGTTGAGCGGTTCCCGAACTACTCCACGCATCCTGGTTCCTGGGAAACGACAGTAACGAAGTCGGCTGCAGGCACGAAGGTGGCGAGCTCGGGGACGATGAACACGGCGGACGGTACCACCGTTGATACAGCGACTGCATCGATGACGGCGTCGGCCACGACGATGCAGACAGCCTCCCCGACGACATCGACTGCGTCGAACGCGAGTGTCGTCACATCTGGCTCGACGATGCAGACGTCCTCCCCGACGACGGCAACCGCGCTGAACGCGACGCTCGTTGCGTCCACCGCGACGATGCGTACTGTCGACACGGCGGTGCCGGCAGTAGCGACGACGGTGGCTGGATCGAGTTCGATGCAAACCGTGAGTGCGATTCGGCGTGACGTTGCGTCGGCGACGGCAGTGTCGTCGGACGGGACGATGCAGACGCCGTCGGCAGTTGCGACGTACAGGACGCCAGAGTCCGACTTCAATTACGTCGGCGGAGCCGATGGCCTGTACAAGCTCAACGCCGACGGGACGATCCAGTGGAGCGTGACGTCACACACAGCGCACGATCCGGTGACGGATGTCGGCGGGAACGTCTACGTCCAAGGTAGCGACGAGACGCTGTACGCGTACGACGACACGGGAACGCAGCTGTGGAGCAACGCGTACGATAACGCGATCAACTTCCACGTCGGGGCTGACACGCTCTACCTTACGAAGGAGACGGGGAGCCCAGGCGGGTTCATCGTGAAGCGTCTCGATCCGGCGACGGGTGACGTTGTCTGGCGTGACGAACTCTCCAACAATTATAAAATCACGTCCGTCACTCTCGACGGTGCCGAGAATGCCTACGTCGGGTTCGATTCGACGAGGGTGTTCAGGTACGATCGTGCTGACGGCACACGCGCCTGGTATCGTGACTTCGCCACGAACTTCAGCGGTGACGTCACTCACGTCGGAGGTGGAGATGTCTACCTCTACGTCCACCTTCCGGGTGGGGACGGCCCGAAGATCAAGCAGCTCGACGTGCGCGACGGGAGTACGGCTGCAACGCAGGCCGTCGGCTACAACGATATCGATCAGCTCGAGATCGACGAGAACGCGAACCTCTACCTCACGTACGACGACGGGACGGATCAGATCCACGAGCGGTACGATTTCAGTGCCGGCGTCATGGACTACAGTACGGCACTTGGGACGGACGGCGGACTGAATGTCACCGCCGAAGGGAACCTGTACACCACCTACTACAACGGTTCGGAGTACGTCGTCCAGAGACGCGATCGGGGTGACGGCTCCCTGATCGAGTCCTTCGGGAGCTTCACTTTCTCACCTGCGTTCGCGATCTACCCCGCCTACGCGTCCAACCAGAACACGTGGGCGTCGACGACTAAGGCATCGCTGATGGTGGGCCACATGCGTTCCACGACGACGATGGCGTCCCCAACGTCGACGGGGAGTGCCTCCGCGAGTGGCTCCCCAGTGGCTGCTGACGGAAGGACAGTCGTTGCCGATGCGACGGGCACAGCGTTCACTGCAGCCACGCTGACGGCAAGCACGGCGTCTCCAGGGGCACCGAGTAGTGTCGGAGCAGCAAGTGCCTCGTCGACGACGGTAGCTGGCTCCACGACGATGTTCACCGTCACTACGAGCGCGACTGGCTCCGCCATCGTATCGGCAGCCTCGACGGCGGTGGGCGCGTCGGCCTCGACGTTCACCCCGTCTGGGCGCACGTTCACTACGTCGGAGGCAACTATGGCGGGGGCGGAGGCGGTTCCCGCGACTCCCCCTCCCGTGTCAACCGCCGTCTCTGCTGTTGCTGGCTCATACGACGCTACGTCGACGATGGCCGATGCGACGTTGTCTATCCTCGCCGAGGCATTCGCGACGAAGCACGGTACGACGGCAGCGATGCACACTGGCGTCGAGTTCGAGCGACAGATCCGAACGCTCGGACGTGGTGCCAATTCGGGCCCCATCGGGCCGAGTCGGAACGAGAGTTCGCTGCGCGACTCCAGGAACGACTCGTGACACATAGATTCGAAACGAGTCAGTGACGGGAGATCCTGTCTAATGCTACCTCAAATGTAACGTATCTAGCGCTCGTAGGGGTGATAGGGACGCTCTTCCCTCACTCTCTCTCCGTCTCTCCACGTCCCTGCGTCTCTCCGTTCCTCCCACCCCATTTCGCTCTTCGTCGCCACAGTCGCTAACTGTAGTCCCCACACTGGCGCGTTCAGCCAGGTGGCACATCTTCTCTTTCCATGCCCGCTAATCTTCACAATCTCGGAGAAAACCTCGTCCTCACCGCAGCACTCAGCTCGCGGGACATGGACGTCGGCCTCTTCGACGACTCGACTGACTCGCTTACGGACAGCTCGGTATACGCTGACATCACGACGGAACCGGCCGGTTCCGCCTACGCTCCTCAGACGGCTGCCGGCGGTACCGTCGCCACGAACGCCGGAACGACTGAGATCGATCTCGGCTCGCTCTCGTACGACACGTCGGACTCGACACAGGTTGTCGACGCCGTCTACGTCCGTGACACGATGTCAGGCGATCTGCTCTTCTCGAACGCGCTCGATTCGAGCTACGATCTGTCGAATATCGACACGCTCGATCTGTCGAACGTCGGCCTCTCGCTGGACTAATCTTTCTGATGGGTGAGACGTTCTATCTCAAGTCGGCGGACACTGCTCCCGTCCTGGAAGCGACGCTTACCGACGCGAGCGACTCGCCCATCGATCTGACTGGTGCCAGCGTCGACTTCGAGCTGCTCGAGCCCCGGAACGGAGCCACCGTCGTCAACGCAGGGGCGAGCATCGCCGACACAACGGGAGGCGTCGTCCGCTACCCGTGGGCTGACGGCGACACGGACGACGCCGGACGCTATCGAGCCCAGTTCGTCGTGACGTTCGCCGACGGGAGCACTGAGACGTTCCCGAATGTCGCGTATCACGATATCATCATCACCGAGTAACGCTATGTCTACTGATACATCTCCCGACTACGAGCGATTGGCTGGCGATCCGACAGGGATTGCTCGGTGTGCCCCACTCGAGGGGCAGAAGGCTCCCTACACCGTCCACGGTGTCGCCATCGGCGCTGGCGATGTCACCCTGGGCGAAAATTCGGCCAAGTTCTGGCCGGCCGAGGCGCTTCGTCGCGCAGCAGCAACCCTCGTCGGGGTTCCCCTGACGAAGAACCACGACGACGAGCGAGTCGAGGCCGTCATCGGCGAAGTCGTCGACGCCGGGTTCGATCCCGATGTCGGCGTCGTCTACGAAGCCGAAGTCGACGATCGAGGCCTGGCGACGAAGATCGCCAGAGGCCGGCTCGAAGTCTCGATTCATGCCGTCCACGCTGACGGCGGGCGAACCGACGACGGCTACATGATCGCGGAGCAGATCCGCTTCCTCGATCTGTCCGTCGTCCCCCGTGGAGCTGCCCAATCGAACACGATCGAGTCCGGGACGAGTCAGTCGGAGGCACTCGCCTCTCTGTCCACCGACGAGGTGGCGACGATGCTCGCCCAGAGCGCGGACTCGACGACACCCGAGAGTGGTGACGCCCCGACGGGGCAGAGCGATCGGGATGCAGACGCTCACGAGGATTCTATCATGACTGACGATACAACTGAGACTCCGGAGCAGGCCCCCGACGCCGACTCCGAACTCGACGAGGCCACGGAGGCCGAACTCGATGACGGGACGGCTGTCGAGGCCGAGGCAGATGCAGAGGCTAACGAGGCCGACGCTGACGCCGAGGAGTCCGACGCCGAGCTGGCGTCCGAACCTGATGCCGAGGCAGTCGAGGACGCCAATGCATCGGCGGACGACATCAGTGACGCTGACGACGAGGCTGAACTCCGCGAGGAGATTGCCGAACTACGAGCTGCGAACGAGGAGCTTCGCCACGAACTCGAAGGCGTCCGGATGGAATACGCCGAGCGTCTGGCCGACGGTGGCCCGTTCGAGGCTGCGGAACTCGCCGAGCAGTTCGACTTCGACACGCTTCAGGCAAAGTTCGAGTCACAGGCAGCGTCGCTCGCGGAGAGCACGCAGGCTGCGACGACTCCGTCCGATGTTCCCGCCCCGAAGACTGGCGACGCGTCGGACGATGCAACGCTCTCCACGTCTCCTGACGAGCACGCTGACGAGATCGCGACGCTCGAGGCGAAGGTGGAGCAGTACGACGAGCTCGGCTGGGACAACGCCAAAGCAGAGGCGGAGTCCGAACTCGAGACGCTCCGCGAGTAGCGATCTGACTCGCATTTCTCTGAGGTTCTTCTACAATGGCTAACGACGGCACTGTCACCAGTAGCGAAGTTATCGATCAGGAAGCAGTTCGTGCGGAAGTCGAAGGCGTTGCGGAAGAGAACCTGGTGTTCCGCCAGGCCTTCCGCCAGATCGACGCCACGAACTACGACTCGAACACCGTCGAGATTCCTGTCAACCAGGACGCGACGGCATCTGCCGGCGTCGTTGCCGAGGGTGGCAGCTACCCCTCAAGCGACGAGCAGTTCGACAAGGTGACTGTCTCGCATGAGAAGTACGGGGCAGAAGTCGAGATCACCTACGAGTCGATCCAGGACTCGAAGCTCGACGTCGTCTCCCTCCAGATGGAGGACAAGGCGCGCGAGCTGGCCGAGGCACTCGACGGGGCTGCCTACGCCGAGCTCTCGGACTTCGACTCCACGAATTCGGTGTACACCAACCTACAGGACGATCCCGTCGGCGACGGTGGTGGCTCGATGGACTACGTCACCGCGATCGACGCGATGACTGCCCTCGACGAGGAGGGGTACGATGCGGATCTCCTCATCGTCTCCAGCCAGTCGAAGGCGGATCTGATGAAGGACGACAAGTTCACCCACGCCACTGAACTCGGCGACGAGACGGTTCGCGAGGGTGCGCTCGGCCAGCTGGCCGGCATCGATGTCTTCGTCTCCAACACCGGCGATCTCGGTGCTGGCGAGGGCCTGATGTTCGACACGGATCGGTACGGCATCGAGTCCGTCCGTGAGGACTTCACCGCGATGGAGTACGAGGACGAGGGCACCAACAAGCGCGTCGTCCAGGTTCGCACCCGCATGGGCTGGAAGACGATCCGGCCTACGGCTGGCGTCAAGATCGAGGGCTAATCGCGCGTCTGTCTGACGCTCTGTCGTTCCCCGTGAACGGCGGAGGGTACTCATTATGCCACGAACCACCTACCACGACGTCCGCGAAGTCCTCGAGACTGATCTCCCCGAGGGTGATCTGATGGCGTTCATCGAGGACGCACATCGGATCGTCGAGAACCGGTGTGCAGCCCACACGTCCGACACGGGCGCACTCAGCGCAGTCGAGACGTATCTGGCTGCCCATCTGGCTACCTCGAAGGATCCGCGTGTCGAGACGGCGACGCACGAAGGCGTCGATGTCGAGTTCGACACGAGCGCGAATCGGTACTGGCACGACGCCGTGCTTCAGGATCCGACGAACCGACTGGCTCGGCCGAACGGATTCACCACCCTGACGACGTAGCTCCCGACTGACACGTCTCCTCGACATGGACGACGACACCCCACTTCCACAGGACGACGAACGGTACGACGAGTCGCACGACTACCCACCGGGACTCGTGTCCGACGAGGAAGCCTACGGTATCATCGAACACGGCGAGTGGATCGGTGTCTACGTCGAGGAGGAGCAGGCATCGACGATCATCAAGTCCGATACCTCAATGGAGGTGCGACAGTGACGGGCATGAACCTCATCGGGATGGACGGCGTCCTCGATGCGCTTGACTACGAGTCGTTCGGCACGGTTCGGTACGTCGTCGGATCTAACGTATCCTATAGCATACACGTCGAATTCGGCACCAGTTCGATGCAGGCCCAGCCCTATCTCCGTCCGGCTGTCGAGCGCGCAGTCCGTTCGCTCGACTCCATCGTCGATGGAGTCGACTCGCCCCAGGAAATCGCCGAACGGCTCGCACTCGAGATCGAGCAGCGAGCAACACGCGAAGCACCCGTCGATACGGGAACGCTACAGAATAGCATCACTGCGGAGCGTCTCGAATAATGTCCTTCTACGCTCAGACGACACGGGCCATCCAGCGCGCCCACACCACGTTCTCACATACACTCACCGCCCACTCGTACGAGTACGACGACACGGGAGGCGAGAACGCGTATGCGGACGGCGACTGGATCGAGTCGACGACTGAGGTGTCGGGCACCGTCCGGACGCCCGATGAACCGACACGGACGTCTGGCCCGGATGGCACCGACGTCGATGTCGACGTCGAGATCTACGTCCAGCCGGACGACGTGTCCGTCGATCTGGGTGTCGACGACGAGACGAAGGCGACTGAATTCACTGACTCGGCCACTGGGCGTCAGTACCGAGTCCGCAATATCCGCGATCAGCACTCCCTGCTGGCCCTCGACTGCGAGGCGATCTGATGCCCGAAACGATCCCCGATATCAAGCTCACCGTCCGCGATCTAATCCGGAACAGCTGGAATGCGTCGGGCCTCCCGACGGCCGTCACGGACGACGATATCCACACCGGTTGGTACGACGCCGGGAAGGGCGCACCCCAGATCTCCGTCACCAACGACGAAGAGAGTCCGTTCGGAGGCGGTGAGACGGGTTACAGTGGAATCGATGCCGGTGGTGGCGGAGGCGTCCAGTCTCGGAGCGGAACCGTCCTCGTGACGGCCTGGGCCGGCTCCGCGGAGGACTACGACGCGACTGGGGCCGACGAACTCCAGGCTGCCGAGATGGCTGCCGAACTCGAACGCATCGTCGGCCGGAACCAGTCGCCGGGTGCACTCATCTCCCTCGCCGTTGGGAGTCGAACCCGCCTCGTCGATCAGGACGCGAGTCCTGTCGAACACGCCATCCAGTTCCAGTTCCGATTCACCTGGCGGAAGACGCCTCGGTAACGGCGTCGCACGACGCTGACGTACTGCTGACAGCTATCTCACGTTTTTCTCATCTCTCTGATACATGCCGAACCAAGCTACCAATCCTGACTCCGGAATCCGGAACCATCGTGTCGAATTCGTTCGTGAAGCCAGTCCTGGTGAGACGCCGACTGATCCCGCCTGGGAACGCTTCTCGGATACGCTCGAGACAGCCCTGGTGACGGAGGCTGACGTCCAGATCGAGTCCCAGCGCGGTGTTGGCGACTACGAAGTCCAGAACCACTTCTCGGGCCCCGAGGATCACTCGGCCTCGATCGAGTACCACCTCCAGCGATTCTTCACCGACGGTGCGGGCGTTCCGGCTGACGCATCGGGCGATGCGTTCCTCCGCGCTGCCAACGGTGGTGTCAAGAATACGCACACCGTCGTCGATCGGGCCGATCACGGTGGCACGCGCACCTACACGGTGGCGAAGGGCGCGTACCCGAACCTCGACGAGCTGTCGGGCGATCCGGGCTCCGGCCTCCCCATCGTCGTCACGCTCGCGTACGAAGTCAAGAACGTCCGCTCGTACAAAGTGGGCCAGCCCGACGGTGAGACACTGACTGTGTCGTCCACGGACGCCAGCGATACGTCCCAGACGCTCACCATCGAGTCCGACGACGGTACGACGACTGAGGACGTTCTCCTCGGCGGGACGACTAGCGTCACGACGACGGAGTCGTTCTCGTCCATCGACGCGCTCGAACTCGACGCGGAGACGGTGGGCGACATCGTCGTCGAGGACGGCTCGGGCAACGAACTCGCACGCCTCTACGGTGCGAACTCGTACGACACGGCTGGTGGCGATCTCGGGATTCCGGCCCTCGGTGCGGGTTCGCACGCGGATCCGATCGATACGGACTACGAAGTCTTCCTTGACGATCAGATCACCCAGGGTGGGGCCGATCTGGCTGCCGAGATCCGCTCGGCCAGCTGTTCCGTGTCGAATAACTACGAGAAGGCAGGCGTGGCCGGCACCACCGAGCAGGCCGTCCACGTCGGCCAGCAGGATCTCGAGTTCACTGCGACGGTGGCTGGCGACTTCCAGGGCCACGAGAACCTGACGGATCACGTCCAGGCGAACGAGTTCGATCTGGAGTGGACGCTCGACGGTGGCACGATCACCTTCGCCGGCTGCGTCCTCTCGAGTCCCGGTGAAGTCGGGCCCTCCAGCGGTGATGTCATCTCGGTTATGGATTCGGGCTTCACGGCCAAGTCCGTCGACTTCACGGCGAACTGACGACGCCGTTCACTTCTATTTTCGTCGCACCACCCTCTCCAACGCGTTCACCTCCTACACGGAATCTGTTGGGGAGGACACTGCCTCAGTCCGGCAGAACGCATACTTCGACGCAGTCCGTACACTATCACACGTCGCGCTTTCCGTCGCAACGTACGAGTGGCGGAGGCGGTGCCCGCGCTTCTCTCCCCTCCACTGTGCCAACCGCCGTCGATGTGACGGTACCCTGAGACATTCCTGAGACACTATGCCTGCAACTGATTCCGAACTCGATATCGCAGAGCCCGAGGACTTCTTCGTCACCCGAGACAGTAACGACAATCTTCAGCCCGTCGAACAGCAGCTCCCCGGCGTCGAGCAAGCCATCCGCGTCGTTCCCCTGACGATGGGTGACGTGAACGCGTACGGCGAGGGTGACGGCCAGCTGAACCCTGCCGACGTCGACGCCGAGACGACGGCCGAGATCCTGAACGAGCACTGGTACGACGTCCGCTCCCGTGACGACTTCGAAGTGACGGCCGAAACGGTAGCCGAGAACATGATTGGCTACGGGAGCGAAGCGCTCCTGACGGCCATCCTCCGTGCGTCCGGCTACGATCTCCAGAACGCCATCAACATGGAGAACATGGAGCTGCTGAACGAGCTCGACGATCCGGGAAATTTCCTGGAGATGGCGAGCGACATGGATCTCTGACGGAGCGCGCCCTCTGGGTGAAACAGCTCCACGACAACGGCTACCAGTTTACCGGCGACACGAGCTTCTACGGACTGACACTTCCGGAAGTCCGTGTCCTCCTCGAGGGCTCGAACACCCAGGAGGAACGGAAGGCCCGGGACTCGGGCCAGACGACAGGGAGTGGCCCCCACGAGCGTGCGCCTGGCCAGACACGGCAGTCTGACGAGGCGTGGGTGGCGAAGCTGGACTCGCAGTCCGACTGACACGCGTTTTTCTCTACGCTCTTTCTCTCATGCCCTTCTCTTCCAGCGGTAACCAGGAACTCGCAGTCGAAATCACCGCCAGTGACAACGGTGCTTCCGAGGCCTTCGATGGCGTCGCCAGCTCCGCGTCTGGCGTCAAGACGGCCGTGCTCGGGGCGAGTGGCGTCCTCGCTGGTGCCGGTGTTGCAGCCCTGGCGAAGGCAACCCAGGCAGCTGCAACGTTCGAGCAGGCGATGGTAGACGTCGAGAAGGTAACGAACCCTGAAATCGCCGAGGAGATGAGCCAGTCCGTCCGTGAGATGGCCACGGAGATCCCGATGGCCCAAGAGAAGCTGGCCGGCCTCGCAGCCGATGCAGCCCGATTCGGGATCGAGGGCCCGGAGGCCATCACTGCGTTCACCGAGTCCGTGGCGAAGATGGCCACGGCGACGGAACTGAACGCCCAGGAGGCGGGCGAATCCCTCGCGAAGCTGGCCGAACTGACGAACACGCCCGTATCCGAAATCGAGAACCTGGGCTCGGCGATCAACGCGCTGTCGAATAATTTCGCCACGTCGTCCCAGGAGATCGTCGACGGGATGCTCCGTTCCTCGGCTGCCCTCTCACAGCTCGGGCTCGAGCAGACGGAAATCGCCGGTATCTCCGCAGCACTGAACGAGGTGAGCGATTCGAGCGAGCGCGCTGGGACGCGAATGCGCCGGCTTGCCCAGGAGCTGATGGATCCGAAGAAGTCCGAGGAGCTGGCCGGTGCCCTCGGCATGACGACGGACGAGTTCGAGACGATGCGAAAGAACTCGCCCAAGGAGCTGATGCTCTCGATGGCCGAGGCGATGAAGGCGGGTGGAGACAGAGCTGACGCCCTTCGGAGTGCCCTCAGTACGACGTCTCGGCAGGCCCTCGGTGGACTCGCGTCGAACCTCGAAGGGACGCGTGATGCACTGGAGACGTCGAACACGTCCTACGAGGAGGCCACCTCGCTCCAGAAGGAGTTCAACGCGCAGACGGACACGTTCAACAGCCAGCTGAAGCTCGTGGCAAACCAGTTGCAGAACGTTGCGATTACGATGGGTAACCAGATCCTGCCCGTGCTGACGAAGGGGCTGAAGACGCTCCGTCCGCTCATCTCCTCGTTCGCGACGTTCAACAAGCGTCTCGATGGGATGCCGGCTCTCATTACGGCCATCACGGCGACGATTACTGGCCTCACTGGCGTCGTGTACGCCCTCGGGATCAGCATCACCGGTGCCCTGCTCCCAGCGATCGCTGTCATCGGGGCACTCGCAGCTGCCGGGTATGCGCTCTACACGGCCTGGCAGTCGAACTTTGCCGGGATCCGTGATGTCGTCACAAATACGATCGACATCGTCCAGCAGACGTTCAAGCGCAACCGAGCCGAGTTCGAGGCCGTCGAGGCGTCGCTCCGCAGCCTCTGGAACCAATTCACTGTGGCGATGACGAACGTGGAGGCGATCCTCAGATTCGCCCTCGAGAACTACGCGATCCCGCTCGTCAAGCGACTGCGTGAAGTCTGGAAACAGAACTTCGCCGAGATCGCGACGGAAGTCTCGACGACGATGGCGTTCCTCCTGAAGCGCGTCAAGACAGCCGGCAAGCGGATCAGCGTCTTCTGGAACAAGTACGGCGACGAGATCATGACGATCACGAAGACGGTGTTCGACTTCCTCGTCCTCACGATCGGGACGGCGATGGACGCCATCCTGACGGGGATCAAAGTCGTCCTCGCACTGATCCGGGGTGACTGGAAACAGGCGTTCACGTACATCGGTGACTTCTTCACGCGTACGTTTGACGAGCTGCTCTCCTTCCTCGGTGGCTCCTTCCTGAAGGGGCTCGGAGCCGTCATGAGCCTGATCGTGAGCGCGATCACGGCCCCGTTCGAGGCGATCTACAACACGCTGATCGGAAACTCGATCGTCCCAGAGACGTTCAACGAGATTCTCGCGTTCCTCCGTGGGAACTTCCTCGTGGGCGCACGGAACCTCCTCGGGCGCGTCCACGACGCGTTCACCAGCGCCTTCACGAACATCTCGTCCACCGTCCAGTCGACGATCGCCGATCTCGTCTCGAGCGTAATGCGCAGCGTTGGATCGCTTCGCTCGCGGATGGTGGACGAGATGCGTGCTGCCGTCGACGACATGAAGCGCGCGTTCAACGGTGCCATCCCTGACACGCTGTCCATCCCGAGTGTGACTGTCGGTGGTGGCGATATCGATATTCCTGGCACCAACAACGACATTGACATTCCGAGCGAGACGCTTGGGGGCCAGTCACTCGATCTCCCGCACCTGGCGGAGGGTGGGATCGTGGACAGTAAGACGATCGCGATGATCGGGGAGGCCGGCAACGAGGCCGTCGTCCCGCTCGACAGGCTGGCCGGCTACCTCGACACGGCGTACGAGACGGGCACGCAGACGGCGGTGGAGTCCACGACGGGCTCACCGTCGGGCTCGAATGATAGCTCGCTCACGGCGCGACTCCGCGTCGAGGGCGACGGTGTCCTGGCCGAGCTGATTCGCGAAGAGGCAGCGCTCGTCGTCGACGAGAACGATCGAGACAAGCGAAACCGTCTCAGCCGACTGAGCTGAACGATTCCTGTTTCCTGTTATGCATATCTCCTGGACTATCGAGACTGCTGACTACGGGACGCTGACGGCGTCCAGCGTCGAAGCCGACGCGCTCCCGACGATTGCCGTCGGAGAGAGCGTCACGCTGACGTTCTTCTTCGGCCCCGAGTTGTCGAATCACGTTGCCGACTACAACGATCTCCGTGAGTTCGGCCGATACAGTGGTGACTCGATCGATACGGGTACCGACATCCGTGGCCGAACCTGGTACCGAGAGCGGATACATCCGTACGCCGACTACTCGACGACGCTCGTGAAGCTCACACCCGGTGACGACGTCGGTGATCTCCGGAGCTACTGGGCACTCGTCACCGACGTCACCGACGACACACAGTTCGTCGGTGCCGGCGAACGGCTCTCGGCTTCATGCTTCATCCTCGCCGAGGGCTCCGAGTACGCATCGCGCAGTGATGTCGAGGCCGATCTGAAGGCTGATCTCTAATGTACGAACTCGCTATCGGCGGTGAGCGCACCGAAAGTGCTGCCACCGTCTACCAGAACCTCCACACGCTCGACGTTAGCGAGAACCCAACCTCCGTCAACAGCTGGACGGCGACGATCCCATACACCAACAGTCTCGACGACGAGCTGCTGACGGCGATCTACGTCTACTTCGACGGCGAGATGATCTTCGCTGGGATACTGGAGTCCATCGAGTCGAATTACGACGACTCGAAGACGACGCTCGGTGGGCGTGGTTCGGCTGTCGAGCTCGCCTACCAGACGGATTCGATCACGTACTCGAACACGACTGTCTACGACGCACTGATCGATTACTGGACGAATTCGACGTTGTTTGACGCCCAGGTGCTCCCACCGAATCGGGACTACCTCGATGTCAAACGCGTCTCCACAGCTGGCCTCCGCCGGCTGTTCAGTAACGACGAGAACGCGGATCACCGAATCTACGACTACCACTACGACATCGCAAACAGCCGACTGTTCCCCCAGCAGCTCAACTTCACCGAGGACGTCGACGCGTCGGCCTCGACGATCTCGACGGACGGGACGAACACGTCAAGCAGTGAGTACTCGCTCGACACCGCTGTCCGATTCGACGGGGACGGTGGCTCGTACCTCGACTACGCGTACGCGATTCCTGACGATCCGGACTACGAGAACGACAACTATCGCTGGAACGTCCGGCTGCAGTCGTCGAGTATCAGCGACGCGACGCTCGATTTCTATATCGATGGCACGCACGTACGCACGTGGAACGTCTCCTCGACAACGCTGTCCCACCAGTGGGTGGACGTGCTCAACGATTCGCGCCTTTCGACGGTGAACTCGGCACCGGGTGCCATCACAAGCGATCCCACGTTCCGGCTCGAAGTTGCCGGCCTCGCCAGTGGTGAGTACATCGACATTGACGCTGAGACAGTGACGGACGAGACGTTCGGGACGTACACGCTGCCGTCGTCGACGAACGCGGACGGCGTCTACGAGGGCCCCGAGTGGTACCCCGACGACGTGCTCATCGACGGGGAGACGGACAGCGATTTTTCGTTCACGGATCTGGCACCGTCGACGGATACTGATCGACTCGGCTTGTTCATCGCGACGGAGGCCAAGCTTCCGGAGCTGACAGCCGAGATCAGGAACAAGGACACCGGGAACGTCGTCACGGAGACGGTGACGCACAGCGACGTTGCCGACACGCACCTGTTCGACTTCGAGTTCGCGAACATGGGGGGCGACTTCGCTGTCCGACTCCGTCCCGACGGGCAACGGCCCGACACGCAGTCCGCGTCCGGTGAGACGGCGCGTGTCAACGTGGCACGTATCGAGGCCTTCGCTGTGGATCCGACGCAGCTGGTGACGATCGACGACGCGGAACTCAACGGGACGAAGTTCGAGATCCTGGAGTCCCTGTGCGAGCGTGGGAAGTTCCGCTTTGCGACGACGGACTACGCGAACGACATCGTACAGACGTTCCACGAGGACACGATCAAACCCGCACCAGGGTGGACGATCACCCAGGAGTCGAGGCAGCTGGACTACACCGATTACGCGAACAGCGTTACCGTCCACGGGAAGACGCAGTCCGATGGAACGGTGAACACGGCGACTGTCTCGAACCAGGACGAGATCACCGTCGTCGGCAGGGAGGTATCCGCGTTCGAGAAGAACCCCGATGTCGTGACACAGTCGGAAGTCGACACACGCGCCGAACGGCTGCTCTCGGAGAAGATCGCTGCAAAGGATGAGTCAGGCTCGCTCGATGTCACACCCCAGCAGGTTGTGCCGGGCTACACGTACCCTGTTTCGACGTGGGGAGAGGCCTTCGACTACGAGGGCGCCATCGGCGTCAACTCGCTCTCGTTCGACGGCGCGGACGGTGCGCCCGATTACGTCGAGTTCCCCACCGACAGCATTGGGTTCAGTGACGTCTTCACGTTCGAGTTCCTGCTCAGCCCGCGGAATTTGGCTGAACTCGGTGACGACAACTACGTCGGGATCTGTGCCGGCGTCAGCGACGGTGGGACGCCAACGTTCAACGACTTCGTCACGCTCTACGGGGACGGGAGTGTCGGCGTCGGCTTCGGACAGGTGGACGACTCGGATCCGTACCGTGGACGTTCCGTTGCTGGTATCGTCAACGCAGGTGAGACGCAACGCCTGTCGATCGTCTGGGGGCCCGGCGCGGATTCTGACGCATCCGACGACGGCTGGGAGCTCTACATCGACGGGATCCTCAAGGATCGCATCGAGCCGAACAACAGCTGGAGCGGGCTCGACGTTGACGAGGACATCGATCGGTACAAACTCGGCGTCGATGCCGACGAGGCCAACCCGTACGACGGTGGGATGGACGACGTCCGGCTGTTCTACGAGGGACGCTCGCAGGCGACGATCAAGCAGTACGCCTACGAGGACATCCTCCGGAGCAACACGGCCGATCTGCGTTCGCTCCCGTTCTATCTTCGGTTCGACGATCGCTCCGACACTACGACGGCTGTCGTCGACAGTGGCACGGTGTACACGCCACGTGATGGTACCATCACCGGTGCGACGTACGCTGCTGCGTATGGACGTGTCGAGGAGCTCCAGTACACGCTCGGGACGGACGGCAATCTGCGCGTGAAATTCGACATCAGTGGCCGAGTCGACACAGAACTCATACAGGCCCGGAGCGAAGTGCGACGGAACAGACGTAATCTGTAATCGAGGGCGGTGGAGCCGGGTTTCCACCGTGTTACCCCACCCCAACCCGTCGCATTGAGAACCCATCCTCCAGATTGTGATATGACTGCTATATTTCCGCCCGCAGTATGGGCTGCGATTCTGACGATTTCTTTCGCCGGCATATTCACGCTTCTCGGTATCATCTATCGGACGCTCAAGAGCGATATCGATGACACCGAAACTGATGTCGAGCAGATTGACGGCCGGCTGTTGAGCATCGAAGATCGCGTCCGGACGCTCTTCTTCTGGGCGTTCGGACACGAGCAAAATAGTACCGATCAGGGCTTCGCTGCCGACACCCAGGCGAAGCTGTCGACGCTGAACCAGAAGCTCGACGAGATGGATGCCGACGAGTCCGAGCATCACGAAATCGTCGTTGAACGGCTCGACGAACTCATTCTCTCCCTCGACGACGAGGACGCCCTCGAGTTTGAGCGGGACGATCTCGAATAGTTCACGAGTCCCCGATGAGACTGCCCATGGCCGGGTGGACGAGGGTGCCGATAGTCTCAGGAGTGGACGGTGTTTGTCTCCATCGTCCGCACCGCTTCCGCCTTCTGCGGTGGGCACAGTGGAGGAAGAGAGCGCGGGCACCGCCTCCGCTCCCGCCACCACAGGCGGACGTCAGTTGCTACGATTCGTCGCTTATTCTCTTCATCACGGCCCGGAGTTCCTCCTCAACAGTCGTCTCGTTCTGCACTGAGAGGTGGACAGCTATGTAAAAACGCTCTGGGGTGATTCGCTCGTCC